ATAAAGCTTTTCGCATCGCTCCTGTTTGCGGCCCTGCGTTTTCCGTATCCAGAAACCGGGAAGCTGGGTCCATCATAAAAACACGGTCATGCTTTATCGGAACCATCATAGAGTTGATAGCCCACACCTCATCAAACGACTTCCCGTTCGCCATGGAGGACGTAAAAGTCCCCTGAGTGTTGCCGAGGCCCACGATAGCAACATGTAAGGTCTCTTTTTCTGTCATTTCACAGGAATCCTTATATTATCATACCTGTACTGATCCTGCGTTTGCTTTCCTTCACCTAAGTTTTTAAGGCCCTGCAAAGCTTCCAAAAACCTGTTGTTATAGAGCGACATTAAATCAGCCTCTCCCTTCATAAAAGTATAGGCTTCTACAAGACTGCCGTACAAAAGGCCTAATTCGGCATTTGTCCCAAGCCAACTGGTCCCATCGCTTGACGCCGTTATAGACTGGGGACGATAAAAATAATGAAGCTCCATGGAGTAGTTTGCGTCCGGCGTAGGAGCCAGAACAAGGCTGTCATCATCCCAATCACCATAATATTGGGGCGTCCCCGTCGTAGACGGGTTAGGCGTATAATCCTGCAAGAAAGTAATGTGTTTATACTCAAGGAATTCGTTAGCTGAACTATTAACAACGCTTAACGAAAACGGAGACAGGAAGTCCGTTGGCTTCGTAAGAAACTTGATGGACTGAGTAGCAGATCCTGTGACGTTTTTACGAAAATCATCCAGTTGGCATTCCTTGAGAATGCGTTCTTCCGCGTTTATTATAAACCGAGGCAACTGGCTCACAAACGTGCTCTCGGCGTTGTCTGTGTAGTCCTGAATTGCTGTTTTCAACGTTGTAAACGTAAAAGCCATGCTATGCACTCACTGTTACGGGGCCTGCGGAAACGGATCCGCCACCACCTCGCACATCCCCTGTTCCAGCCGTCCCACTAGATGCAGTAAAGCTGTATGAATCAGAATCTATTTTTGTAATGGAGTACCCGCTCGAATTTTCAAGGGAACTTTCTATAAATCCGTCAAAATCCTCACAGCTTCTGAACCGGACGGTATCGCCAGTGCTTCTTCCATGACCCGGTTCACTGACGGTAATAACCGCAGACCCGCTATCCCCGGAAGTAAAAGGATTGAACTCAAGAAGAACGGTAACTGGTGGTTCCGTCCTGTCGGGTCGCGGGTTTCTCAAAGCCTGTGGATCAGCAGGAGTGGCTACAACCGTAAGCTGCGGCTGTTTTGCCTCCCACTCGTCCTTTCCGACAAGCATCCCGGTCCATTCTTTCCGCATATTCTTGAGCTTGTAGGCCGCACCCGACCTGTCAGATATGCCCAGAGCATGTTTTTCTGAAGAAAATCTAGCCATTATTAGACAGCACTTAATGAATTATAAGAAGGAACAAGAGTTATGTTAGCTTTATCGCGGTCTTCTTCAGCGGCCCTTAAAAACTCTTCTTCGTACAAAGCTTTTAAAACCTGAATTCTTTCGGGAGCTCTTTTTAAGGAGATGTAATAAGCAAGACCCGCAGCAAGACACGGATAAAACCGAAACGGTATTTCCATAGTGTTTACAGAAGCGTCTACGTCATCTATCCGAACAAGGCGGTCATATATAAACTGATCCGTATTGTTCTCTGGAACGGGCCAAACAGTAACAACGGGTGTTATCTGTCGATTGACATAAAACTGTGAAGGACGACCAGTTGTAGATTTTGTAGCTATCGCAAGATACTCGTCCCTGCTAACTCTTGTTATGGATATATCAGAGTTATCGCGTCTAATAACACCAGAGAGAATATCTATAGTAGCCTGGGTATCTTCCAAAGAGGCCGTAGAAGTAGTCGTTGTCGTAGCACCACTGGTCCCCCCTGTAATAGTCTCTCCAGACGTAAATGTTCCAGAAGGCACTGTTATTGTTACAGAAGTCGAAAGCGGTTTTGTAATTATAGAAGCCGTAGCACCACTGGTCCCCCCTGTAATAGTCTCTCCAATGGTAAAACTACCACTTGCACTAACAGTAAGTGTTATGGTTCCAACGGGATACTCAGAAATGTCTTTAGCAAAAGTCTGGGTAAACCGTTTCATAGTCCATCTGTTGAGACCACGATTTGCCCAGTCCGCAAGCATGAGATTCAGGGACCTGCGGGCCGTTTTAGCGTCGTAGCCTGTTCGCATCTCCAGACCACAACGCTCAAAGGCTTCTTCTATGTATTCAGCTACATTAGGTTCAAAATCCTTAGATCCAGAAACAGCCATAATTTACCAAGCCTCTCATTTTAACCCCACAGGGTGCTTTTTATGGCAACTCCCAAGTGACCAAGAACTAAGACACCAACTGTCCACAAAACTTTTTGAACTCCATCAATTGACTTTTGCAAATGATGCAAGTCATTTGTTTTGATAGTGTCTATTTTTTGCCCAAGCAGTTTTATCTCTCCTCGAAGCTCTATAATGTCCAACTCATTCTTACGACTTAAATCATCAGACATTTTTTACGCCTCTATGAGTATTGCTTCAAACAGTAGAGAACTATCGAATAAGTGTCCCCACTCCCGTGTCCCACAGTCGTGAATTTTATATCCCCTGTATTGCCTCCGGAAGCCGCGACATTTGGAAGACCGCTAATGTCTGAGTAGTCCAAAATATCAGAGTAATCCGCAGGAAGTTCCGCTGCGATAACATTTGTAGAGGCGTTCCAAAGAATTTTAACGCCCATCCCAACATTTGTGAACGAAACCTTCTCAATACGAACACCAGTACAGGCGGTCCCATCTTGCAGAGAGGAAAGCGCCGACACGTCTACTTTAGTAACAGCAGACTCGCCGCTCCCATCGCTAGTATTTGTGCAATAGATAACGGCACTCTTTGGCCCATCTATTACAGTGGTAGCAGTTACGGCATCAGCCATGTTCTACTCCTCTACTTATTCAAACGGAGTAGCTAAAGTGCCATCACCGTGGAGGAAGGCTTCGCAATGCCACACAGCAGCCGTGGTTGCCTTTAAACGAATAATTCCGCCGACCAACCACCCTTGTGCCGCTGCACCAAGATCAATGGTGTCATCGTTACTCGCATCCGGAATAAAGGTGTTGGTGTCCCCAGCCGTTGCTGGATCAAAAAGCTGTGCAAAACCAGAATAAAGATCACTGGCATTGTCAGTATTGATTTGACCCGCACCAGTAAAGGTGGTGCCTACAATAAAGGTGTAGTGAAGCCCCGCTGCAGCCGTTGGTAGCGTAACAACAATACCCGCTGCACGGTTAAGAGTAAAAACTGCACCAGACTGAGTTGATTCGACGCTGTAAGTAGCGTCTGTGATCGAGACTACATTGTCATACGCAGAAACATAACCAGTAGTAACTAAATTACCGCTGCTATCTACATCAAGGTTCGTGGTGACTGTGCCAGTTCCCGAAGCAATAGAAATTTGCTCAAAACCGTTTTCAGATCTAACGGGACCATTAAAGGTTGTGTTAGCCATTTTGGCTTTCCTCCTTACAAAGGTTTCGTTCTAGCGTCTTGTAAGAGTCTGCTGGGGCAGTCGCTAAAACTATTTAATCCCAGAAAAACCGTGGGGAGGAGTTTCCCCCTCCCCTTTAGTCAAGCCGTTAAGCTCCAGGTGACCCAAAAATGCCACGGGGGTCTGACCAACCGAACGCATAACGTTCGCGGGCCTTATACCGAACATTTCCAGTATCAAAGTCGCCTTCCATGGATGTCCTGACGCTGGTTCTATTGAACCCTTTCAGGCCATTGGGTGCGTCGGTCATAATGAACCAAGCATCCGTATCCGTAAGGAAGTGATTGATGTCGTAACCTTGAGGAAGCATTCCCATGTTCCTGACAGCATTGACGTCGTTGTCTGCGCTGCCGGGTCTTAGGGTAGATTCAAGTAAACGATCAGCCGTGAACTGAAGTTCCTTTGGAACAATCATCCTCAGTCCTTTGACCGCCACCTTGAGGCCACGTTCATCAACGAAAGCTGCAATATCAATAAGGGCCTGCTCTAGGCTGGTCTCATTGAGATCCGCTGCCGTCGAAAGTTCGTTACGGAAAGTACTGCCGCTTACAAGGGGATGATCCGTAGCACAAAGCTCCTTCTCATCACCACCCGTATATGTGCTGGAGAAAGCGTTATTAAGAACCGAAGCGGCTTTAACTTGCTTTGTCTGGCTCATACTACGAGCAAGGGCCTTTGTATACCGGCCTGCAAGCCGATCATAAAGGTTATCCTCTATAGCTTCTTCCGTAATGGAGAAAGCTAAGGCAATTGTTTCCATAGTGTAACGAGCCGTGTACGCTTCTTGTGCGTCATCAAAAGATACCGCAGTGCCTTCAGATTTAGTTGGTGCCGATCCAAAACCGGATAGCATAACTTCTTCTTCAAATGCACGGTCAGAACTTTCCATCGAAAAGATCTGTTCATGCTCACGGTCGTACTGGTCATACTCCATTCCGAACAATGCGTTCAGGCCGGGTTCCAACTCTTTTACGAGTTGTGCTCTACTAATAGCCATTTCTCAACCCTCCTATACGCCAGTGGTTGAAGGAGTACCAGCCGCAATAGCACCATTGTTACTATTGAAGTGGTTATTCAACCTTACAATCGCACCGATACCCGCCGCCGAGAAGTCCTCGTTCAGCGCGTCCTCTACCCAACCCATAACTCTCATCTGGAGGGCAGCGGTAGTTGCAATTGTACTAATTGCCAACCGACCAAGAGAAAGACCAGTAGCGTCTGTCCCTGTGATAGCGGTTGAGAAATTGGCGTTAGCAAAAACTCCGGCACGAGCCGTAGCCTTGCTGGTCCACGAAGCATCCGTTGCAATCACGTATAACTGCATTGGGTCATCGTTTACATACGCCTTAACTGGGTGGTTGCTGTTTGCACCAGAACCGGGCCAGTAATTGCTCCACGTAGGTTTTCCAGTGGTACTCGAAACGTACTCACAACCTTGAAAGACACCTAGCAAACCAACTGTGCCACCGGCGGCTGCGCCGGGGACGTCTATATAGCCGGTAGAAAGCGGTATCACGGGCTCACCGTGATAAAACTTGCTAGTATTGCCGTTCGCAATCTCATACATCGAGTAGTTGGACATACCTGTGGAATTGGCCGCGCCGCCCATCTTATTGAGCGGACGAAGGCCAAAGCTTCCATTGGTATTAGCCATTTCTTGCTCCTTAAAGCAAAAGGTTTAAAACAATAAGTCCTATGTCTTAGGACCTCCGAATGTAACACGCGACTGGCGCTCAGGTTTCTGAATCGCCATCGAATGATGCTGGTTCTCTTTAAACAAATCGTTGTCAACCGCTTGCATAGCATCGGCATTCATCTTGTCGAAGTATTCTTTGCGCTCTTCAACGATCTCTATTGGTATACGAGCCAGCAACAATCCTCCAACGCCAAAGACACCTTCGTGTCGGCCACCCTCTATAGTAGGAGCTTCAAAGTCTGGATACTCTTCCTTCCGAACTAACTCCCAGCCCTCACGCATTCGAGCAGAGATGTTTTTTCGGTCGTCAAAGCCCCGAACTTCGGAACGGATCCACCGGTGAGTGAAGCCTTGCGGCGCTTGAGGTGCGTCCAAAAGGGACGGGGGTCTCCAAGGCTTTCGAGCGGTCTTGTTTGCTCGTGTCTCAGAGGCGCGAGGAGTGCGATCAATATTCTCTTCAGTCATTTGTCTACCCTAGCGTTTGTACTTCGCGTACTCATTAAGAGGAACTCCAAGCTTTCCAGCAATTGTGACTTCACTTGGAGACAGTCTTACTGTTTTGCGCCCAGCACCGCTGGAGCGAGTTGCAGAAGCAACCGCCTGTTGAGGACGGCGACTTTCCGAAACAGGAACCTGCACCCCACCATTAAACTTGTGAGGAAAAGCTTCCCGTATTCTTTTATCAACTTCATCGTAGTACTCAGGACTTTCAGTGTCAAAGTTTTCTTCTTCAACCAAACCTTTATGAATTCCAAAGGCTGCAAAAGTCATTGCTTCGTCTTCGCCAAACCATTCGTTACGAGAGGCCCAATCTTCTGCTTTGGGGTCTGGTCTAACTGGAGCCTGTTGCTGTTGTTGGGCCGTAACCTGTTGTTGGGCCGTAACCTGTTGCTGTTGCTGCTGGGCATAAGCCGCTGACTGCGCTTGTTGTAACTTAGCGGCCTTGACGCGCTCTTCTTCTATCGCCAGTTGAGCCATCTTTTTATTAAGCTCAACCTGAGCAGCCGTGTCGCTGGTCGCTATAGCCGTCTCCAGGTCTTTCTGCAATGCTTCTGACTGCGTTGCAACGCGGTCGCCGTATTCTGCGACATAACCTTGGTCAAGGCTTTGAACTCTATTTTTAAGTTCTTGGTTTTCCGCCTGAATATTTCGCGCATAACTAACAGCGGCTTCTTGTTGACGTTCAGCCTCACGAGCCTTCTTAGTAAGCTTGTCGATACGTCTTTTAACCTTTTTACTATAGTCCTCGTGCTCTGTTTCAGCGTGAACCTCCTGATCTTCAGAAATCTCTTCCTGCGCCTCTACGTCTACAGAGACTGATTGACCCTCAGAGGGAAGATCAACAGTTAGCTCATCTTGTTCAGGCATGGCTTTTCTCCATGTTAAAAGTGCAGGATGTCTTCGGGATCCTGTATAACCGCTATGACTTCATCGTCATTTAGAATGCGGACCTCTCCGCCATCTATCTTAAACCGGGCTCCCGCATACCGCCCAAAAATTATCCAGTCCTTCTCCTTGCACCACGGGCCTCCTGGAAACTTCACTTTGTCTTCATAAGCAAGACTGCCCACCTTTAAGACGTATCCACAAACAGTAGCTACCGACTCACGGTCAACTACGGCGTCAGGAAGAAAAACACCCCCCTCTGTCTTACCTTTTCCCTTGTAAGGAAGGATAAGAAGACGCCAACCAGTAGGTTCAGGCAACCTTGAAAGGGAATCTGTATCAAGTTTGCTAGGGTCAAGTACCTTTTCTTCAGGTTCTACATAAGCTTGTTTTATAGAAACAAGATTATCTTCCATATCTTTAACAAGCTCAGACTTATCAGCCATTAATCCGCCTTTTCCAAGATTTCTCTCAACTCTTGTCCTATATACTCTAAAGATTCGACGTTGCCAACTAATTGTCTGTATTCTTCAATATCTTTTACCGTTCCGTTCACCATCATCTCAGTGATGCGGTTTTTTCGTTCCTGAATAGACTTTAAAAGATGTTCTGCGAGGTAAATTCCGTCCATTTAAGCAACCCGAAAGTTTTTACGATTACGTGGCATCACTTCTTCTCACTTTTTTCCTGCGGTGGTTGTGGAGCTACCGCTTTCTCATAGTAAATAATAATCTGTTTTTGCTGCTCAATATACCGCTTTATTTCTGCCATATTAAGAGCGAGTGTTTCGTAATCTCTGACACTGATTGCATAAAACAGGAAGCTACCATTTTGTTTTGTGTATCGTTTCTTAAATTCAGCGAAGTTTTGATCTGTGACAACGAACCAAGTGATGTCATTCAGATCAAGCTGACGAGGTCGATTTTGCGTAGGAATTACACGGTCCACCTCGACCGTCTTGACTTCAATACGCTTTAATGCCTCCCAACCGCTGCAACTACTCAGAAGCGGGGACAGCAGTAATGCGCTTAAAACTATCCAATAATTTTTTCGTACCACGGTTTATCT